AAAAAATTAAACGATTCAATTTTTATACAAAAGTCAAAAAAAGTTCATGGAGATAAGTACGATTATTCTAAAGTAAAATATATTAATTGTGAAACTAAAGTTTGTATAAAATGCCCAAAACATGGATATTTTTGGCAACAACCTCAATATCATATAGGTAAACAGAAATCTGGATGCCCATCTTGTGCTAATGAAAACAGAAACAATTATAAAAGATTAAATACAACCAAATTTATAAAAGAAGCTATAAAAATTTATGGAAATAAGTACGATTATTCTTTAGTAAATTGTAAAAACAATTATGACAATGTTACAATAATATGTCCTATACATGGAAAATTTGAACAAAGACCAACAGTACATCTAAGAAAAAATGGAAAAGGTTGTCCCAAGTGTTGTGTAAACTATAAGAAAAGTTTAGAAGATTATTTGAAAGTTTTTAATAATATTCATGGAGATAAGTACGACTATTCTCTAGTAAATAATATAAATAACGGCCAATCTATGATAGATATAATTTGTCCGTTACATGGAATTTTTAAACAAAGGGCAATTTTACATTATAGAGGCCATGGTTGTAAATTTTGTGCTAATAAAGAAAATGGATTAAACCATCGCATATCTGTTGAAAATTTTATTGAAAAAAGTGTTAAGATACATGGCGATACTTTTGATTATTCTTTAATAAAAGAAATAGAAAATGTTCAAATAGGTGTTCCTATTAAATGTAAAGAACATAATGAAATATTTTATCAAAGACCAGACAATCATATGAATGGTAAAAATGGTTGTAAAAAATGTAAATGTATGGGAATTTCTCATTTAGAAAAAGAAATGATAAATTTTGTTAAAGAAAATTATTCAAACAACATTAAAGAAAACGTTAGAAACATAATAACCCCATATGAGTTAGACATTTATTTGCCAGATTTGAAATTAGCATTTGAGTTCAATGGCCTTTATTGGCATTCGGAATTATATAAAGATAAAAATTATCACTTAAATAAAACCGAACAATGCGAAGAGATCGGAATACATTTAGTCCATATTTATGAAGATGATTGGATTTACAAACAAGAAGTTGTAAAATCTAGGATTTTAAATTTGCTTGGTAAATCCAAAAAGGTTTATGCTAGAAAAACCGAAATTAAAGAAGTCTCTTACAAGGATTCGAAGGAATTTCTCGAACAAAACCATATTCAAGGTAACTGTATGTCAAAGATTAGATTTGGACTTTACTACCAAGATGAATTAGTCTCATTAATGACATTTGGTAAATTAAGAAAATGTTTAGGTAATAAAAATAAAGAGGGTTCGTTTGAATTGTTAAGATTTTGTAATAAGATAAATACTAATGTTGTTGGTGGGGCTAGTAAATTATTTAAATATTTCATCGGAAATTATTGTCCTAAAGATGTTATAAGTTATGCCGATAGGAGTTGGACAATGAATAACGGGCAAACCCTTTATGATAAATTGGGATTTGATTTAGATTCTATAAGTAAGCCCAATTATTTTTATATAAATAACATTAAAGAAAATAGGTTTAAATATCGTAAAGATAAACTTATAGAAGATGGATTTGATGAAAATATGTCAGAACGTGAGATTATGACAGAAAGAAAAATTTATAGAATATATAATTCGGGACAATTAAAGTATAAATACTTACAAAGATGAATTTGAGAGATTTTTGTAAATGTATTACAAATACTTTTAAAAGAAGACAATTTAAAAAATAATTTAAGAAATAAGGAGAAATAAAATGAATGGATTTAAAGAATATTTGAATGAAGTTTTAAACTCTAATGAAGGTGAAAAAGTTTTTCGCGTTTTTGGTTATGGAAATGACCTAGAAAGCGGCTTAGTTGGATATGTTAAAGCATTTTCTATCAAAGACGCTATAATTAAAATGTGTAAGAATCCAAAAAAAGTTTTCGGCTGAAGAAGTTAATCAACAAAAAGCTTTACGATATGCTGAAATGTACAGAAAACAAATGGAAGAAGCAAGAAGTGAATTAGATGGTCTTTCAAGGTTTTTTGAAATTTAAAATTACATCTAATTAAGCTGAAGAAATTTTAGGAGGAAAAAATGGCAAATTTAACAATAGAAGGAAGAGCAAAAACATTACCTGACATTCAGAGAACATGGATGTGGGAACTATTTATCCCATCCATTGCTGATGTTACGGATAATATTATGGGTGATGTAGAGGACTTGGTCATCAGAGCAAGAACAGCATCGATCCCTGCTCGTGGAAACGAACCAATTGAAAGCCAGTTCATAGGTATGAAACAGTTCTTCCCTGGTAAACCAACATTTGGTAATACATTTGAAGTTACTATAGAAGAGACTGAAGATCAGATAGTACATAGAGCACTAACTAACTGGCAGAATTTAATATTCAACATCTCACCAAATGCTGTTGATGGTGGTCAGTCATTGAGACCATTGAAGAGAGATGTTGCTAAGGATGTTTATTTGCTTATGTATAGATATAATGGTGACGAAATGAGAGAAAGAATTCGTTTCTACAACTGTTTCGTTCAGAACGTTGGTGATGTCGCAATGGCATACAGTGACAATGCGGCTGTTCAGTTTTCATGTACTTTCCAGTTCGATTTCTGGTCATTTGCGTAATATCTTCAAGATATCTTTCTTTTTCAATTTATAAATAAGTGTGAGGCATTATATGTCTCGCACTGAATTGATTTTAGCACTAATCACATCAAGGACAGAAATATGCCAATAGGTATAAATGGTATAGAATTACTCAGGTACTTTAGACAACCAGAAAATGCCTTTGGAAAATCTATTCAAAGGAACTGGCAGTTCTATGGATTTTTTCTTTACAATCCATTTCAAGGTGACACGGTTGGAAGAAACGTTGAGTTCCCTCCAGTAATTCAACCATTTCATATTTTGGATGTTACTATTCCTACATACAGCTTTAAGAAAGAAATAATGATGTATGGTCAGGTTCCAAGAACTTTTCCAGTGCTTGAGTTTGAAGGATTTGAAGTGGAAGTTGCAATGGAAGAAGATGAACAAGGTACTGTAGAGTATTTCATAAACTGGAACCAAAGAAATATAATAAATAGTAGTGGATACTATAATGCTCCTAACAAAGTAAAAATGAGAGCATTTACGGTTGAAGTCCAGGATAAAACTGGAGTTCCTGTTGTTTACTATATATTTCATGATATGTATTTTTTGAATGCTAGCAGTGCAACATATTCTTATACTGGTAATGAGAGTGTAAAGAGAACATTGACTTTTGCTTGTGATAGGATGAGCACGGTGTTTGCAAAACAGAATGTTTTAGCTCAAGGGGTTGGTGCTGCTAGTGGTATTGTAGGTGGAATACAGAATGCGGTAGCCGGTCGCCGTACATAAACTTTAGGAGGTTTATATGCAAATGAAAGATGTTAGTGATGATGAACTTAGACAACTTGAAAAGAATTCAAGACAATCCAATTCAAATCCAAATGAAGTTCCTGACAGTAAGATAATCGATATGGTACAGCAAATTAAAGAAGGTAAAAATCCCGTTCAACAGGGTCAACAGCAAAACCAGAATATTGTGGAACCAGAAATGCCAAGAACACAAGAGGTGGCATCACCAGCACAATTTACTAGTCAGATGAATTCGAACACGAATACAAATTCTAACTTTTGGAAGATAAACGGACTTCCATCTAAAGGAAAGTTTTATTCTGCTGGTACTGAAATTCTAGGTAGACCTATGAAGGTTTTGGAGGTAAAGAAGGTTTCGTCTCTTGGAGAAGAGAATGGAGATTTCATTCTAAATGATATTGTCAGAAGGACAACAACTGGTATCGTTCACGACGATTTGTATGTTGCTGACAAACTATACATTCTTTTTTGGTTGAGAGCAAACACTTATAGAGACAGTGGTTACGTCGTTCCTTTCATTTGTCAAAAGTGTGAGAAAAAGTCAGAATATCATTTTGAACTTGACAATCTTGAAGTCCAGCAGATTTCAGATGACTTTGATCCAAATAAAGAAATAAAGTTGATTAATGATACTATAACATATGACTATCTCAGAATTAAGGATGAGCTTTTCATTGACAGATTTAAAGAGTTGAACTATAATACTGTTGGTGATATTGATGATGAGCTTTTAGCAATGGCTCAGATGATAAAGAC